TGGATCCAGCAATCAAAGCGCAAGTAACTTACGCATTGGTAATGGAACAAACAAAGATGGCGCAGGGCGATTTTGCGAGAACGCAAGAAGGCACAGCAAACACAATGAGAGAACTCACCGCTAAATTTGATGAGGCAAAAGTAGCAATCGGTGAAGCGCTAATGCCAGCGTTCAGAGCGATTCTCACTATCTTAAAAATACTAATTCCTGTACTCACAGCAATAGGCAAGTTCTTCAAAGAAAATTCAGACGCATTAAAAATGCTCGCCATCATTGTAGGAACAGCGGCTGCCGCCTTCTACGCTTACAGAGCAGCGTTAGTCGTAGTCAACGTCACTCAACAATTATTTATCGTGGTACAGACGCTTATGCGAGGTGCAACCCTTGCTTCGATTGCTTCAACCAACGGTTTAGCAGCTTCAATGCTCAAACTTAACGCTGTCATGCGCGCAAACCCGATTGGCCTAATCGTGACGGCGATTGCATTAGTAGCAGCAGGGTTCGTAATGGCTTGGAAGAAATCCGAGACATTCAGAGAAGTTGTAATCAAGGGCGTTCAAATCATTCTTAATTGGTGGGCACTCCTTATCGAAGGCGTAGGCAAACTCATTGGTCTGTTTGCTAAATTACCCGGACAGGGTTGGGCTAAGGGAATTGCGCAAGGCGCGCAAGACGCAGCAGACAAAATCAGAATTACAAGTAAAAACCTTTCTGACTTAAAATCAAATTTCAAGGGCATGGGCAACGTATCCATGACTACTGGAACTGCCGGCGTCAGCGGTGGCGGTACAACAGTTACTTCCAGCACCGTAAACTCAGGAGCATTAAAAGCAGCAGAAGATGCTGCGAAAAAACAACTAAAGATTCAAGAGAAGGCTGCAAAAGACCTTAAAGATTTACGAGAAAAATTAGCCGAGATACAAAAGAATTTCGAAGAAGATGTATCTGAGGCGCATAAGCGTGAATTAAAATCTCGACTCGAAGCGCAAAAGCAATTTAACAACAGACTAAAAGACCTTAACGAAGGCTACGCCGAGCAACAAATAGAGATTGAGGAAAACCACAGCAAGCGTCTAGTAGAGATTGACAGCGATTACGCAGACTCAGTTCTTGAAATCAAAGCAAACTTTGCTGAGAAAATGCGGCAAATCGTTCAAGACAATGACACCGCAATAGAAGACATCACCGCAAACCATTTCCAAAAGATTTCAGACATACAAGCTTCATACGCGGAGAAGTTAGAGGCCATTGTCCAAAAGTCTATTTCCCGACTTACTGACGCATTTGCGAACGCAACAAAAACAGATGTAGGCAAACTATTCAGCGACCTAGAAAAATCAGGCGACACATCAGGCGAAGCGTTGGTCGCCAAGATGAAGGAACACCTAACATCAATTAAGAAGTTAGCAGAAAACGCTTCGGCATTAGCAGGAGCAGGGTTCTCTCAGACTTTCATTGAACAAGTCATGGCAATGGGTCCTGACGCCGGCAATAAAATGGCGGAAGCATTACTCAAAGGTTCTCCAGCGACAAACCAAGAAATGCAAGACCTGTTTGGCGAGTTAGAAAATGTATCTAACAATGGCGTAACCGACCTAGCAAAGAGCATGAGCGCCGGAGGCAAACTAGCCACGCAAGCACTCATGCAAGAATACGCAAAGACACAAAGAGATTTGGGCGAAGCCTTAGCAAAACAAAACAACTTGTACCAAATGGCATTAGCAGACCAAGCGAAAAAATTCAAAGAAGCATTAGAAAAAACAAATGCCGAGTTAGCAAAGGCGCTCGAAGAAGCAGACAAGAAGTTGAAGGAACAGACTGCCGCACAAAACGAAGCTTATACAAAGACATTGGGTGACGCTCAAAAGAGTTACGACGAGGCTGTCGCTAACGCTGCTAGAACAAGAGACGAAGCATTTGCTAACGCTCAGGAACAACTTGTCGAGGACATAGCGCGGTCGGAAAAAACAATGCTCGACGCACTTACAAGATTAAGAAAAGCGTTCGAAGATAAATTAGCACCTGTCAAAGCAGTCGTTAGCGGAATTGGTGCTGAAATTGCAGGACTCGGCGGCGCGATTGAAGCGTTGCTCGCGCGTCTCGCGTCTGCGCAAAATGCGTACAACAAGAAGGCTGCGGATAACGCGCAGGGTATCTTGGGTGGTGGCACAAAGCCGCCTGCCAGTTCCCCGGACGACGCGCGAAATGGCAATACAAACAATCTAAACTTGAACATCAATGCCAACACCGACGCAAGCCCTGAAAGCATTGCTAACTCAGCGCTCAACGCGATACGATTCGGCTTACCGTTGGGACTTCTATAATGACTGTAACGACATTAAACAATTACTCATTCGCCTTCAATGATTTCGTCTTCGGCGGCGCAGCTTCTCCCTATCAGATTACAGGCGTAGACGGATTAGAGATGCTGCCGGACTTACGTGTCCAAGACACAGACCGTGGATACCTCGACGGCATGTTCTCGGGCAGAGATTTCCTAGCAGGGCGATACATCACAATCCAAATGTTGATTACAGGAGACGGAACAAACAGCGCGCAGACGAATTACAACTTGTTACAGGCCGCACTCCTACCGCAGCAATCCGGAACAACACCGCTGCAATTTCAACTTTCAGCGGCAGGCACTTTACAGCGCGTAAATGCACGCGTACGCAAGAGCCGGACATTGATTGACCCGGATTACACATACGGCTTAATTAGGGCGCAGTACGAATTCTTTTGCCCTGACCCGAACTACTACGACGACACGCTGCAATCGGCTCTAATGACCCCTACGGACGCTCTAGGACGTACTTACAACCGAGTGTATGACTTAACTTTCGGTGGCGGTTCTCAGACCGGAACAGCAAGCATTGTAAACAGCGGTTGGGCAACAACTTATCCAACAATCACGGTAGATGGTCCAGTTACCAACCTTGTTTTAGGCAACTTAACCACAAACGATTTCCTCTACTTCTCAACAACAATGGGAGCAGCCGATGTATTAGTTGTGGACTTGTACGCGAGGACAATTACACTCAACGGAAACCCGGCGCGAAACTTGTTAAAAGGCGGGTCTGCTTGGTTCGCAGCGGAACCGGGACTCAATTCATTCTACTTTACGGGACAAGCGGTGGTGTCAGGCACTACAATGGCAACAGTCACTTGGCGTAATGCGTACATTTAAGGAGAACAAATGACATTAAGAACCCCGCCGAGTTGGCAACAGCAGTCCTCTCACCCGGCCGAAAATGACCGATTAACAACACAGGCATTATGGTCATCAACAGGCGTAGCCCGGGCAGGCGACCTCAAAGTCACACAAAGTCCAACACCGGGAATGAGCGCAGTAGTAGCAGCAGGCTGGGGTATTATCCTCGGCGACTACCAAGCAAACATGGGTACTTACGTCGCTTACAATGACGCAGATTTAACAGTAACTCTCACAGGCGCAAACCCTACAAACCCGCGAATTGACCGCGTGGTCATGACAATTAACGACGCTTACTACTCAGGCTCAACAAACGATGTAACCATAGGAGTCATAGCAGGAACCGCCGCAGCTTCACCGGTCGCGCCGGCAACCCCTGTAAACAGCATTTCTTTGGCGACCATAGCGGTAGCGGCAGCAGCAACTACTATCGTCAACGCGAACATCACAGATACGCGAGTCAGAGCAGAGCGCGACGAGGTTGTAGTTTCGACCAGCGCAACAACAGGCGTACCTCTAACAATCCAAAATGTGGCGGCTCAGACAGCAAACACCTTAGAAATCAAAAACTCATCAGGTACAGTTGTCGGTTGGATAGACTCATCAGGCACTCCACAGGGTACACTTGCAGGTGGGTCAGCAGGCGGGTTCAATCCATTCTTTTTGATAGGAGCATAAGAAGTGCCAACAACATACAAAATACAGGCGCAGTTTCCTGCTACGACAAAGGTAACTAGCAACAAAAACATTTCAAACAAGGCACTTACTTCCAACCTTGCCACGCTTACTACAAACGCGGTTCACGGTATCACTCAGGTAGGAACAATCGTAGTAGTGCAGGGTGTGGATAGCACATTTGACGGCACTTACGTTATTCACTCAATTCCAACAACAACAACATTTACTTATGTTAAGACAAACGCAAATGTGTCAAGCGCAGCAGTATCACCTGTCGGTAGCGCAACATTCCTACCAGTCACGGCAGGATTTACAGTTTCAAATAAAGTTGTTCAAAACTATGTAGCAACACTTACTTCATCATCTGCTCACGGATTAAGCGTTGGCGATTATGTAGCGGTAACTATTGGCGACGCAAACATTGACACGCAACAGGCGCAGGTAATCAACACACCTTCTGCCACTTTGTTCTCATTTGTCGTTACGACTCAAACCGTAGCAAACGCAGCAGTATCTCAGGGCGCATGGTGCGAGACAACATTCCAATCCTCATACACCGTTCCTGCTTCAACGCAGGGTGTGTCTTCAACAATTTATGTAACAAACACTTCAACACGAACTCAGTATTACAGATTGTCAGCGCAACTAGGCGGAGCAGCATTAGCCAATCAATGGATTGCTTACGACGCACCTATCGCTACAAATTCAACTGTCGCGCTAACAACCGGACTCGCACTAAACGCAGCAGAAGTAGTCACGATGCAAGCTTCATCAAACCAAGTTATCTTCACCATTGACGGAAGCGAGACAACATAATGGCAGTAACCGTAATCCCTGCACCATCAGGGCTAAGACAATTCACGCAAGAGTTTTTGGCAACAGGAACTTGGGTTGCGCCTAGCACTATTACTTCTGTATCTGTATTTCTTGTCGCTGGCGGTGGCGGTGGCGGGGGGTGTAGTTCCCTTGTTTCGGCAGGTGGCGGTGGCGGTGGCGGAGTTATCAAAACAGATGTCACAGTAACAGCAGGAACAACTTATACATTCACCATTGGTGCTGCTGGTACAGCAGGAACTACTGGTGGAACAAACGGCGGTAATGGCGGAAATACCACTATGACAGGAACAGGATTTACAACACTTACTGCCGAAGGTGGCGGTGGTGGTCAAGGTAGCAGCAGCGGAACAATTTTGGCTGGTGGTTGCGGTGGCGGTGCTCATAATGGTTCTACAAATGCAGGTGGTTGTGGCGGTGGCGCAGGTGGAGCAGCAACGCCTGTAAGTGTTTATGTCGCGGCAACGCAATTAGCATCTTCAGTTGTTGAAGGCGGAAGAGCAACGCAAGGCGGCGCTGGTGCTTCGGTTCCAAGTTTTTCATCTGGTCAAAGTATCCAATCAAATTACGGTGGTATAGGTATAGACGGATACGGCGGTGGCGGGGGTGGCGGTCGAAATTCAGGTGGAAGTGGAGTTGGACGCGGCAGTTCAGGTGGCGGTGACGGCGGTACTACCGCAGCAGGTTCAGCAGGTACAACAAACAAAGGCGGTGGGGGCGGTGGCGCTGGTGGAGGATTTAACGGCGGTGCTGGCGGTTCAGGCTACGCAAGAATTACTTACTGGGCATAAGGGGAAATAAATGGCTGAATTAGGTTACGCATTTATTAAAAACGGAATTGTAGAAGAAGTCGCTGTCTTTGCTGAGCAAAATGACGCACTTGCCAATACGGTTGCACAAAACTTGGGCTACGACGAATTTGTTTGGGTAGGCGCAGACTTTCCAACAATGTATTCAACTTGGGACGGTGAAAAATTTACTCCACCTGTACCTGTATTTGAGCCTGAACTCGCACCTACGCCTACTAAGTAAGCGGTTGCCTCATGGCTACATACCGATACCTGTTTGCTGATTTACTCACAAACACCATACTAGGCGAATTGCCTTTAACAAATGTCAATTTCACGCAGCAGTTAAACGCCTCGGGAACATTTACTGGCAGCTTATTGCTATCAGGTGTAGACGCAGCAACTTACAATGTAGACGCCGCAACAATCCCGGCGCGAACCGCTGTGTATGTAGACAGAGACGGCACATTAATTTGGGGCGGTATTTTGTGGGGACGCGATTACGACTCAAAGAGTCAGACATTAAAATTACAAGCAAGAGAATTTGAGTCATACTTTGAACGACGCAGAATAACAACAACAACAGTATTTAACGCAGTAGACCAATTAACCGCAGTACAAACTCTAATTACAAACGCGCAAGCAGCTTCGGCAGGCAACATCGGAGTTCAACTAGGCGGCGAGACTTCCGGCATAAACATCACACGAACATTTTACGGTTACGAGCGCAAGACTGTTTACAGCGCAATCCAAGATTTATCTAAAGCGTTAGACGGATTTGATTTCAGAATTTATGTCTACTACGACAGCAACGGCAACCCGGCAAAACTATTAAAACTAGGCTATCCAAGATTAGGCGAAACCTATACAACAACATCATTAACAATTCCTGTCTTCCAATTACCCGGAAACATTGTCGAATACACTTATCCCGAAGACGGTTCAATCGCAGCAAACACCGTGTACGCATTAGGCGCTGGTTCTAATGAAGGCAAGCTTATTGAGACAGCGGTAGACGGACAAAAACTAATTGACGGTTGGCCATTGTTGGAAGAAGCACCTAACTATTCAGACATTTCAGACGCAACTTTGTTGGAGCAGTTAGCGCAAGGTCAAGTAGCAGTTATTTCTTACCCACCGACAACAATCAAACTCAGTCAGACACCTACCATGGATCCAATTTTAGGTTCGTACGAAATCGGAGACGACGCAAGATTTATTGCATTAGATGACCGCTTCCCAAGTGGCATAGACGCAATTTACAGAGTCGTGGCTCTAAACGTAACAGCAGGCGAAAACAACAATCCTGAATTAGTAACTGCTACCCTAACATTTGTAACTAACAGCACAGCAGGCGAGGGAACATCATCAATCGCTATTAGCGGGTACTAAGGAAGAAAAATGCCATACATCAATTATCCGCCGGCGCTTAAAGACATCATTGACGATTTACAAAACAGATTACGCAAACTTGAAACAGGCACGCGCTTCACCTTTCCTGCTGTAACATCAGACCCTAGCAATCCACGAATTGGCGACGCATGGTTGAATACAACAACCAATCAAGCCAAAATTGTGGACAGCGCAGGAACCGTACGAATACTGACTTGGACATAAAATGACTGTTGAACAATGGGTAGGACTGTCAGTAGGCGTATCAACGCTAATCGGCGCAGCAGCAATGGGTGTAAGACACTTGGTTAAATACTACCTAGCAGAATTAAAACCCAATTCAGGTTCCAGCATGAGAGACGAACAGACGCGTCAAGGCGAGTCAATCAAACGCTTAGAGGACAGAGTCGATGAAATTTATCGCCTACTTCTTAATCGCGCTTAGCCTCAGCGGGTGTGGGTATCAGGGATACACGCGCTACCCTTGCCAAGAATTTGAGAATTGGGCAAAGGCAGAATGTAATCCACCGCAATGTGAAGCAATCGGACAATGTACAAAGGATTTATTACCAGATGTGGAGACGCAAAATGGCTAGACGTAAATTTACCCCGGAAGAATTACACGCACGCCTAATCGTAACAATAGGAATTCTTTTGGCCGTAGTCTTCGCAGGTTCAGTCTTCGCCATGCTGTACGCATTAGTGTTCGTAACGCAGCCAATGGCGCAAGCACCTAACGACGCAGCGTTCATTGACCTCGTATCTACCTTGTGCGTATTTCTTACTGGTACGCTCTCGGGCATACTTTCGGCAAACGGATTAAAGTCCAAGCCTAAAAACAAAGAAGAAGGGGAAACAAATGAGCCTCAGCAAAGTGCTTGAATTGTGCAAGGCAACAGTTGGCTACACAGAAAACACAAATAACGACACGACATTCGGCAAGTGGTTCGGCCTCAACAATCAACCTTGGTGCGCGATGAGCGCTTCAAAAATGTACTTCGACGCTGGCATTATTGAGTCTGTGGCAAACACGAAAAAAGGATTTGCCTCATGTGACGCTTGGTTGAAGTATCTAGCGAAAAACAATCAGTTGGTACCGGTCGGACAAGCGCAGCCGGGAGACCTAGTCTTCTACCAGTTCGACGAAGACGCGCAGCCTGACCATGTAGGAATTGTCCAGTTCAACAACAAAACATTTAAGACGATTAACGCCTACGAAGGCAATACATCAGGCAACGCAAAAGGCAGCCAATCCAACGGCGATGGGTTCTACTTGAAGAAGCGTGGCTACGGTACGATTATGGCAATCGCAAGACCAAAAGGAGTAGCATGAATAAAACATTAAAAGCAGCATTGGCCTCATACGGCCGCGCAGCGCTAGTAGCAGTTGTAGTAGCAATTTCAATGGGCAAGACAGAGCCGCGTGACCTACTAACAGCAGCAGTAATCGCAGTAGCCGCACCGTTGCTACGAGCAATCAATCCTAACGACACAGCATTTGGCGTAGTAGCCAATAAAGCAGCAGCAGAGATTGAGAAGCTTCTAAAAGCAGACGCAAAGAAGGCAGCAAAGAAGTCCGCAAAATAAGGATAAAAACTAAATAGCGAGGAACCTCCAACTGACGGGGAACGGTTGGAGGTTCTTGCATTTAGCGGCTAAGATTATCCACAGGAGGCATACACATGGGTCTAGCAAAGAAGTTGCAGGAGATTGGCGAAAGCAAAAATCAGAATGTTTGCTACTACAAGAAAATGTACGACTCTTTATCACCGGAAGACCAAAAGGCATTAGACGACGCATGGGCGAAGAAGTATTCGGCTAACGAGATTTTGATGGCGTTGCGAGCAGAGGGAATTAAAAGCAGCAACGAAGCAATCAGGCGACACCGAATTGGAGCATGCGGATGCCAAGAAAAGAAATAGAAGACATACTAAGCGAGCGTCAAAACATTTACGGAGACGCACATAAAAACTTCGCAATTACTGGCCGCATTTGGGGAGCCATGTTGCAGACAGACGACATTCCAGCATGGCAAGTGGCACTCATGTTAGACGCATACAAGAGCGTTCGGTGCTTCGCTAACCCGGCGCACGAAGATTCATGGCAAGACAAACTCGGTTACACAATTCACGGCCGAGAGATTGCGATGACAGATGAGCCTTAAAGACAAGTTCGACGAAATGCCAGAAGACATTGAAAGCAGCGACGTAACAGAATTACGCCGGGCGCTCATGCGTACCCAAAAGAAGTTGATGGAGACAAAGCAAAAGGTAGACGACCTAGTAGCGGCAACACATCAAGCAGCTTATGACGCAACATTATCGGCAGGAAGAATTAACCCGGTACCGGAACCGAAGATAGACAAGAGTAAGAAAAAACCGGAAGTAGCATTGTGGCATTTGACGGATTGGCAAGGCGCAAAGAAAACAACAAGTTACAACAGCGAAGTAATGCGCGAGCGGGTAATGACATTCGCAGACAAAGCAACAAGAATTACAGAAATCCACAGAGCAGACCACCCGGTAGATGAAGTCTTTATCCTCTTCGGAGGGGACATGATTGAAGGCCTCTTCAACTTTCCAAGTCAAGCATTTGAGATTGACTCCACGCTATTCGAGCAGTATGTAAATGTAAGCCGCCTGTGCGTAGATGTAGTACGGCACGCGCTAACTAATTACAAGAAGGTTACTGTCGTCCCGGAGTGGGGAAATCACGGCAGAATAGGAAGCAAGCGAGACAATGTGCCGCGCTCGGACAACTTCGACCGCATGTGCTACGAATTGGCAAAGCAGCTTCTACAAGGCGAAAAGCGATTGACATGGCAGGATTGCCCGGAAGACATACAACGAGTCGAGATTGGCAACTACCGCGCACTTCTCATTCACGGAGACGAAGTAGGGCGCAACGGATTCGCCTCACCGGGAGCGATTGTGCAACACGCGAACAGATGGCGCAGCGGTTCTTACCCATGGGATTTTAGAGATGTATACATCGGTCACTACCACACACACGCAGAGTGGGCTATGGCAAACGGACAAGGCTCGGTGTACCAAACGGGCAGCACAGAGAGCGATAACCGATACGCAGGAGTAATGCTCGCAGCAAGCGCAACTCCGTCTCAACGATTGCACTTCATAGACCCGGTAAAAGGCCGCGTCACAGCAGGATACAAAGTGTGGTTGGACTAATGGAGAAGACATTGGAAATACATTTAGCAGAGCAGCGAGACGCAATACGACAAGCGATTATTGACCAACCGGAACCGGAAGACATGAGTTGGGCAAGCAAGATTGCGTGGGAACGAGCAAGAATTGAATTTCTCAGAATTGTAAACGGAGCAGCAGATGCCTACATACGAATTTAAGTGTCCAAAATGCTTCCGATTGGAAGAGCAGTACTTCGGATTCAAAGACGAACACAAACTACTTTGCCCGGGCTGCAAAACAGAGATGGGCAAAGTTATAGGCGCAGCGCCGGCTATCTTTCACGGAGGAGGGTGGGGCGGAAAGCCTTAACCGTTAGTAATCCAAGACTTTCCATTTCTATCTTGTAAAGCAAACTGAACAGCACCGCCGGAGTAAATGTCGTACTTAATTGCTGTTTGAACAGCGCGCTCCACTACTTCCACAGCTTCTTCCCAATCATCAACCTCAGCGACATTAAGAGCGTCGGCAGCACCAAGAGCCAATTCCATGCCGGAGCCGGTCACATAAACCCGGTTAGAAGTACGCTCCACACCATAGGCCTCGTCAATCAAATACAAAACGCCATTGACAGCAACAATAAACTCATTGTCGTGCTGGGCAACATCTCCATCATCTTTCATGTCGTAACCCGCAGCTTGAAAACATTTACGCAGAGCAGGAACAAAGACATTGACCATAAATTTATCAAGATTAGATTTAGGTGGAGCAGGAGGATTAAACGCGTGTTGAATAAGGTTCATGCCGCGAACAAGACCAGCAGCAGCAACAAGGTATTTACCGTTCCGAGCGATTTTGCCCATAGGGGAGCAGTCGGCGGAAAGATGATAAGAAGTAGTTTGCGAGTCACCGGCGATTAAACACCAATCCTCGTGCTGTACGGCGATGAGAGTAGTCATGGGGTAATCCTCTCACACGACACGCCGGAGCCTCACATTACGAGAATGGCGACAAAACGAAAAAAACAAGGCAGAATTGCGCGCAACAGGTTCCATCAAGGAATCCCTTACGGAAGGCAGCAACATGGCAGGAAAGTTCGACCTAGAGACATACGAGACCGTCGAAAGCAGATTGGTCAAGTTTTGGAAAGACCACCCAAATGGCAGAGTGTTCACCGAATTGGTATTCCATGACGAACGCCGATTCATTGTCAGAGCAGAGATTTACTTTGACAAAGACGATGTCAATCCAACAGCAACCGGATACGCGGAAGAGATTGTGGGAGCGTCACCAGTAAACCGCACCTCAGCACTAGAAAACGGAGAGACAAGTTGCATTGGTCGCGCATTAGCAAACTGCAATTACGCTTCTCAGGGCAAGCGCGCAAGCCGCGAGGAAATGGAAAAGGTACAGCGATACCAAGACGAACCGCGCAAAGCTTCAAAGCCGAAAGAGCAAAAGGTGTACACACCGGAGCAAATCGCGGCTGCACAATTAGCGATGAACGAGTTACCTATCTTGCCTAACAAAGAAGAGGCAACAAAATTTTGGTACTTACACAAAGAAATCTTAGAAGTACCTGTCGAAGGCACGACATTAAAAGACGCGCTAGGAAAATTAGTAGTGGACAAAGGTTGGGCGTAATGACCGACTTACAACTTCCATTAACACCATACGCAGGAACAAGCGGGTGGCAGGGCAGCGAAGCAAGTCACGACCGGGTCAAAGAAGATGACGCAAACGGAACAACAACATTAAGACAGCGCATTAGTCTTCACCGAGTACGGACGCAAGGCGAACGCGGATTGACTTGGAAAGAATTGGGAGAGATTGAAAACTGGCACGCCGGACAATCCAGCGGGTCACTTTCAGTTCTACATAAAGAAGGACTGGTGTATCGCTTGAAAGAAAAGCGCAACCGCTGTTCCATTTATGTAACAGAGGAATACATCAACAACAGAGAGACATCAGAGCGCAAGGTACAAGATACCTGCAAACATTGTGGAGGAAAACTATGAGTGACAAGACAAAGAAGTTCGAACCATCAACAGGCTGGTTAGTAGCAATCAACCATCAGCAAGTCAGTATCCACCGACTAGCAGAGGCACTAGACCTCGACGGAGTAACAGTCGGCAAAGCATTAGACGCAGCCGGATACCAACTAACACCTGACCCATTTGGATACGCGTCAGATGTATGGAAGGTCATGGAGATTGAAAAGCGCAAGGCGAAGGAACATCTATCAGTCGTAGAAGACAAGACAGACATAGCCGAGAGTGTAAGCGAATTAGACGAAGAGGAAATGGCAAATGAATAACACAGTAGTCACCCCGGCGCAGATAGAAAAACGACTTTACGACCTCAGTAAAGAGATTGACGACTCACACAGCGAATTAGTAGAAGTCGAAAGTCATTACAACAGCGACAAAGCGAATTACGAAATTGCGATGGCGCGCAGCAGAATGTTGTACAGCATGAAGTCATCACCGACAGGAAAGAATTACACCGTCAGCGAGAGAGACGACATGGCACTACTAGAAAACGAAGAATTACATTTACGAGTAGCGATGGCAGAGGCGCAAGTCAAAGCAGCAAGAGCAAACGCAGCGCGTATCAAAACGCAAGTAGAGATTGCCCGTTCAATCGGAACATCAGTTCGCAGTTCTTTGGAGGCATTGTGAGCAAAGAAAAGAAGGAAGGTCTAAACCAGTCCCTATTGGAGAGCTTTATAGACGCATACATGAAGACGCACCCGGGTGTGACCCGCGAAGAGGCAACGAAAGAAGTCGCCGAACTAGCGATGCACCATGATTAAAAAAATACATCTGTTCGACCAAGCACTAGCCTTCATAAAAGAAGACGCACATTCGACAATCATTCATGACTCCGGACTAATAAATTCAGACGGAGGAACAGGAGTAAACGCGTGGGAAGTTTTAGCGCACGAATTTGAACATTATTGGAGGCATGTAATCGCGGAGGAAGTTATCAAGTCATTAAAACTTAATCCAACAGATTTAACGCCGGCGATACTGCTCGACTCACAATACCTGCTAGACACAATTTGGAAGACGGGGAAAGATGATTGACTTGAACGAATTACTAAGCAAAAGCCTAAGCGCCTACGATAAAAACAGAGACCGCAGCAAGCAAGTAGAAATCGGTCCGAGCAGTATCGGAGGCTGCCGCCGCAAGGTTTACTACCAGCTTCAAGACGCACCGAAAACAAACCCGGACACAGAGGCACTCGCGTCAATCCTCGGAACATTTATCCATAGCGGAATAGCCGAAGCAATCAAACGCGAAGACCCATTCGGCGATAACTTCCTAATAGAACAGGCCTACGAGTACGAAGGACTCAAAGGCCATTGCGATTTATTTATTAAGGACATTGGCCTCGTCGTGGATTGGAAGACCACAAAGAAGAAGAGCCTGAGATACTTTCCGAGCGAACAACAGCGTTGGCAAGTACAACTCTACGGATACCTACTAACGAAAAACGGTCACACAGTAAACGAAGTATCTCTAGTAGCAGTACCCCGCGACGGCGACATGAGCGAGATACGAGCACACCGGGAGCCATACGATGAAAACATGGCACTCGCAGCAATCAAGTGGCTGGAAGAAGTCAAGGAATTGGCGGCAGCAAATACGCCTCCGCCGGCAGAAAAGTGGGCAGGGTTCTGCGCCTCTTACTGTTCTTACTACGACGCGAGCGGAGAAAACGGGTGTCCGGGTACGACCAAATAAATTGGGCTGACGCAGCTTGTGAAGGCGCACCGACAAACCTCTTCTACATAGTGGAAGAAGACCGCTCAATACTGCAACTAATCAGCGCAGATTCTTTACGAAGGATTTGTGTCACTTGTCCGATTTGGAATAAGTGCCTAGCCTACGCAATGCGCAACGAGACATACGGAGTGTGGGGCGGATTACTTTCCAAAGAGCGCACAGCACTAAAGAAAAACGACGGTTCGCACGCGCAGGAAATAGCAACACGCGAATTAACAAAATACGGAATACAACGAGAAGAGATTGAGGCAATCACGCATGAGTATCAGAATTATGAGCGAGGTCTGGCGAACAAACTTACCGACAACAGAAAAGATGATACTGCTCGTAATCGCTGACCACGCGACAGACGAAGGCGATAATGCGTGGCCAAGTCAGATGACGATAGCGACCCGGGCAAGTTGTAATGTCCGGACAGTTCAGCGCAGCATTAACAAGCTTGTGGAAGACGGCTGGTTGTGGGTGGAAAAGCGCGGAGGCGGGTCGGCAACCTGTCGAGACGACAGGAGACCGCACCGGTACACAATCGTGTTAAAGAAGTTACGAGGCGACAAAACGCCGCCGCGTCAAGTGGAACGAGGCGACAATGACGACGCTAACGACACGACATTGACGACGGCAACGGGGCGACAATCACGTCTCATGAAACACCCTAATGAAACACCCATTGAAACACCCGGAGAGTTCGATTTATTTTGGAAGACCTATCCAAGAAAAACAGCAAAGGGAGCAGCCCGAAAAGCATGGGACAAACTGTCAGAGGAAAACCGGAAAGCAGCCCTAGCCGGGGCAAAGAGATTCGCAGCAGACCCGAACCGAGAAGACACATACACGCCATACCCGGCGACATGGCTCAACGCAGAGCAATGGGAGGACGAGCCGCTGCCACCGGCTAAGAAGTCACAGGAGGCCATCAGAGCCGAGGAGACAGCAAGGGCTAAGGAAAAGGCAAGGCGCGACCGGGAAGCGTCTGAGAGGCTGGCACAGCTTCAAGAAGAGGCAGCAGCAAGAGCAGTACCAATGCCGGATTACCTGAAGGATTTACTGAAGCGCGTCTAGTTGCTCAGATTATCCGTAAGGGTTACACTTATCAGTAATCTCACGCACAGCGGAGGAGGTGAAATGACAAGCACTCTCGTAATGACAGACGCGTCACGATTACAGTTCGGCGACCGCGTATTAATCAACACCAAAACTTGGACAATCAAAGGAATTATGGGTCCGGACTCAATCGGCACATACGACCTGTTTCTTCTTGATGACGAACACAGAGAAGGAACAGCAATCGTAAATGGCCAAGTTACAATTTCGGTGTGATTGAATTTAGAGTAAACGGATTACCAGTCCCGCAAGGGAGCATGAAGGTAATCAACGGGCGAGTGCTTCACTCGCAGGGCAGCGCGCTCGCGGTTTGGCGTTCCACAATAGCGTGGGAAGCAACTCTAGCCGGGTGCAAGCCGGAGCAAGGCGCGATGAAAGTAACGCTCCTGTTTATCATGCCGCGACCCAAAACGGTCAAAAGGGTCGAACCTAGCGTAGCGCCGGATTTAGACAAGCTTGTGAGAGCAGCACTAGACGCGCTCACCTCCGTAGCGTACGAAGACGACGGACAAGTCACCGAAATACACGCAATAAAGATTTACGGCGGAATACCCGGGCTAGAAGTACGCGTGGAAAAAAAATAAAAAAACTTTAAAAAAACTTCGGAAATCGGGAGACAAGAGTGCCATTCGGGGGCACAATTAATGCAACAGAGACCGACAAGGACTCCCAAGCGTTAGGACAGGCAAATGACACAGTACGAAAAAAACATTACTGCACTCGGACTTTCAGAGGCAGACGCACGCAACGCAATCACAGTCACATACAAGAAGCAGCGTTACACCTTCTACACAGACGGCGCAGGATTGGATTACTTCGACACAAACGCAGACCAGTCAATCGGACACGAATTGTTCTGCAAGCTTGTAGACGAATACCGCTCAGTAGGCCTCCTACAAGCGCTCATCAACGCAAAGGCAACTATCGTGCCAGTCAAGAAGGACGGTCGTTACAAACTCTACAAAATCCAAGGTCAGTACGAATTGTGGCGCGGCCGCATGACAGCAAAGCACGCATACCGCGCAGGCTATGTCTCAAACCCGGACAACATGCAAGAGGCAATCGAAGCAGCCGAAGAAGAAATGCGTTACCTAATGGCGGAGGCAATCTAATGACTATCCAAATGCCTGTACTCACAAAAGCAATTTGCACTAACTGCCGCACAATCGACGAAGTTTATTGGGGCAGATACGGTTCAGAATCCTTCTGCCAAGAGTGCTCGGCTCCTCCAATTTCTTTCAAAAAATGGGAGGCAAATCAATGAGCAGATTTGTAGACGATGGAGCAGGCATTGTGTGGACTGCGCCGGCAAAGACAAAGAAGGACAAGTACAAATGCTTCGACTGCGGAAAGAGCTTCCCTGAGTCATACCTCATGCTTCTGCATTACGACTTCCACCGAGGCGAACCAACCGTACGCGAAGCCGGGTGCTTCTGCGCGCAGACATACGATGTACGCGTCGGCACTTGCGCTAACTGCGGATACAAGCACAGCGACGGGTGGCGTGTAGTAAACGGAGTAGCAGTCACCGAATAAGCGTGAAAAAACTTTCTCGACACGCCGGCAGCCATCTTTACACAAATCACTAATCAGGAACAGAATTGAGCCAACAGAGACCGACCGGTCTCCCAACAGTTAGGAAAACAAATGACAACAACAGCAATCAAGTTAGACGCAGCAACAACAGTCATGACAAAAATGACTAAGAAGGAAGCAGCTTCATTAGTACGATTTTTGACAGAGGCAATCGCGGAAACAAACGAAGACACAATCAACATACTAATTGACTTACGCAACGATTTCGACGGAGCGCAAGCACTAATTTCTGCAACTAACAGCACAATGTTTGGTTCAAGAGCAGCCATCACCGAGACACGCGTTATCAGTTACGAAGGTGCTTAATCATGTCAGTTTACAAGCCAGTAGAGACAATCGGAAAGTTCAAGCGCACCGAAGAGGTCGCCGGTACCTGCTTACAAGGTTACATCACAGCAACGCGTGAGCAGCTTACAACAGTATTTGGAGAGCCGGGAGCAGGAGACGATTACAAATTCTTTTTCCATTGGGGCATTGAAGTCACAGAGGAAAACGGAACCAAAACCATTGCAACAATTTACGATTGGAAATACGATTACAAAGTCGGCGAAGAAGAAAAGGTTGTTTGGAACATTGGCGGCAGTTCAAGAGACGCAGTACGCGTAATCAGCGCAATCCTTTGCGAAGAATTACAAGTAGCAACAGTAAGAGAGCAGGTCGCATAATGAGCAGATTTGTAGACAGCGGAACCGGAATCATGATGTATCAAACATCAGAGACAGAAAACAAGATTGCCAGCCTAGTACGCAAGTTGGAACCCGGAGATGGCGTTGAGTTCCTTGTAGGCGCATTAGCGTCTGTGTGTAACGAAGACCAATTAAAAGCATTTGCCATGCACCTAGAAGAGAGGGCAACACGATGAACATGGAACGCAAGTATGTAATCCGACGCAGGATTGCGGCAATAGCCGTAGCAGCTTCATTAGTAGCAGCATTTACATACGCAACCCGGGACACATGCTATGTCGGAGAAGGCGGCAACGCATTAGGTTACGGGAGTTGCACAGAAATGATTGACAAAGTTATTGAGGGAGGAAAGTAAATGACAAAAGCACTTGTAACCATTGAGGTTGATTTCGATACTTCGGGCATAGTCGAATTAAAAGATTCGGGAGCAGGCGAAAGTTCTAACCCTAATCACCCGGGACAAAGACACATCAACGAAGGAAAGCGTAATTACATTTGGGACAGCGTTTCTAAATTCATTGAGACCAACCCTGAAATGAAAAATGTAACAAAGGTTCGATTAGTGAGAGGAGAAAACGAATGAAGCGCGCAGAGATTGACCTACGCGAAAAGATTGCCGCAGAGATTGAAGCAGCAATCGCGGACGGAGATGGCAAGTGGGCGATGATAAGAGCAATCGGAGTCGTACGAGCGCCGCTAAACCATAATTCAATTTGTCCTTGCTCTTTGTGCGACAAATGGGAAATTAAAAGTTGCACCGACAGTTGCAGCAAGCACCGCAGAATCACAATCCAAGAGGCCACCCGGTTCGCAGAGATTCAGTATGTAAATCCAACAGACAAATTTACTTGTGACTGGTGCAATCACGGACAAAACGAGTGGAAGATTACAGAGCTTCTATTCGACATCGAAAACGAATTCCCAATCACACCTTGCTGCCATACAGAGGCAACAGAGGCACTAGACATTCCAGAGCCGGACGACGACCAGCGCCGGGAAGACGAAGACAGTTACCGATACTCGGTAGTAGGGAGATAGAAATGACAGTACGAGCAAACGAGCAGGAAGACCGCGAGTACAGCGGGTGGAAGAATTACGCGAGTTGGAATGTAATGCTACACATTGATAACGATTACGGGATTTACAAAGGCGCAGTAGCGTTTATGAAGGACTACAAAGGCAAGCGACCGTACATAGATTTCTGCGTAGATTCAGGACTAGACACACAGAAAACGCCTGACCGCATAAATTGGATTTCAGATAAACTAGATTACGAGGCACTCAACGCAGCGATGTGGGAGATGGCACCCGAGGGAGCAAGGAAGATTCAATGACAAAGTACGACCCGTTGGTAAGAGAATTCATGGTCACATCATCAAAGATGTTGCGCAAAGGCGCGCGCAGAAAAGACCCAAAATTGATGTGGGCAATTCTAATGAACCTCGACGGGGTATTGGAGACGTACTTACAAGCAGCGGAGGAGCAGTATCTCGTAACGCAGCTTCATGAAGACATTGAGAAAAGAGACCAGCAAGAGACAGAGTTCAGGAGTATCGAGCGTCAAAGCGGCCGTTCATTCCGCTAAGTCCGGTCATGATGGCGTCCTAACCGCCTAGCCGGTACTGCGCTCCCTTCGGTCGCCGGGTTCTAACCTTTCTTCCCGGCGACTGAACCTGAAATTACCGATACAATTTATGCACTATTCGCTATCACCAATCAAAGGGGAACGAAAATGAATAGCAACGACAGCATGATAAGCAGAAAAAATTGCGCGCTCGGCGCGTGGCATTACGGAGACAATCTTTGCGAAGCCTGTAAGAAGGGGCGGAAGGTCTCGGCATAACATTACGCGGCGCAGTCCTTGTAACAGCCCTAACGGTTGGACTCTGCCTATCATCAATCCCGTTAGTGGCAACGCCATTGACAATGACACCGGAACGATACGCGCAAGCGCACCCAAAACTGCACGCAAAACAAGCGGTAATGAAACAATGGGGCAAACACGAAGAGTGGAAATGCTTGGAGCAGCTTGTACAACGCGAGAGCGGCTGGCGGATTACAGCACTTAACAAGTCTTCGGGAGCATTCGGCCTCTTCCAGTTCTTGCCTAGCACATGGGGTAATTACAAGTTTCCATACAAGCCAAAAGAGGCTAGTATCCAAATCAAAGCCGGATTACGGTACATCACCAAAAGATACGGCTCACCCTGCAAGGCGTGGACATTTTGGCAAGCCAACGCAGCAAAAGGACACCCGTGGTATTAAGGAAAGAGGAACAATGGACAAGAAGGTCGTGGAGATTGTCCAGCAGCGCGCAGGAGATTACTGCGAAGCTTGTGGAGCAGCCGCGCAAGAGAGCATGGCGCTACATCACAGAAAACTAAAATCACGCGGAGGAAAAGATACGCCGGCGAACCTGATTTCGGTACATCACAAATGCCACAATCTAGGAACAGACAGTATTCACCTCAACCCGGAATGGGCAGAGGAGCGCGGATACATGGTGCCGAGTTGGCGCGAACCGCAGGAGTGGCCAATAACTTTGCCTGACGGAAGATTCGCATTACTATTAGACGACGGAACAAGAAAAATACTAGAGGAGAAGGCACATGAATAACATCACGACAAAAGGCAACATCGGCAGCGACCCGGAAATCAAGTTTGTAGGCGACCTCGCCATAGCAAGCTTCTCATTAGCGCATACACCGCGCCGCAAGAGCAAGGCAACGCAAGCATGGGAAGATGGCGAGACCATGTGGTATCGAGTTACATTCTTCGGCTCAAAGGCAGAGGGCATTGTAGACAACTACGCTAAGGGCGACTCAGTAATTCTTGTAGGCATGCTGTCACAAAACACATACACGAACAAAGACGGAAAGACCGTAACCGGATTAGAAATCAACGGAACAGAGATTGCTAAAATCGCAAAAGGGCAAGCAGCGAAGACAAAGTACATTGAAGAGAAGGTAGAAGCGCCGGCATGGTAGAGATGAGTTCGCAGGAAGTCGCGGAGTATCTAGGCATAACAATCAACAACCTGCGACAGATTCAGCACCGGAAAACGCTGGAGTGGAAGCGCAGAGAGTGGCGTAATGTGTACTACGACCGAGCGGAAGTAGAGGCATACAAACGCAAGCGCGAGGAGCGTAAGCAACGCTAATGTACCCACATGGCAATAGTCATCACGGAAGAGGCCAGCGTCACCGACATTGACGAGGCAATGCGTCACATACAAAACATGTTGGCGGAACCCGGCATTGAAAAAAACCGACGGAACATTCTGTTAAGCAGCTTGGACGACCTTCTCGACGCGCGACTTGAAATTACGCAAACGCAGGAATTCTTGCTAGAGTTGGAGCAGGAGGCGAACAATGGAAATCAAGGAAGTAGCACTAATAACATTAAAGCCTTACCCGAACAATCCGCGTAAAGGCGACATCAATCTGATTGCGAAAAGCCTAGAGACATACGGCCAATACAAACCGATTACGATTAACAAACGAACAAACGAAATCCTCGCGGGTAATCACACAGCGCAAGCAGCACGCAAACTCGGTTGGACAACAATCAAGGCTGTTTACATTGACGCAGACGAAAACACCG